GTTTCTTATAGATGTGCAGCAAATAAAGCAACGATTGGATATGGCAGCCTAAAATATAAAGGTAAACCAGTAGAAGATGGTATGAAAATTACTATGCAAGAAGCAGAAGATTTACTCTTACATGAAATGAATGAGTATGAAGGTTATATTAATGACATGGTAAAAGTAGAATTAAATCAAAATCAATTTGATGCTTTAGTAGCATGGGTATTTAATCTTGGTCCTTCTAATTTAAAATCTTCAACTTTATTAAAACTTTTAAATGCTGGTGATTATCACACTACTCCTAGTCAAATAAAACGCTGGAATAAAGCTGGAGGAAAAGTTTTACAAGGTTTAATAAGACGCAGAGAAGCAGAAGCTTTATTGTTTGAAGGCAAAGAATGGTATGAGGTGTAGCCAATGCCATTAATGAAGTATGTATTTAAACCTGGCATAAATAAAGAAGGTACTAATTATAGTAATGAAGGTGGCTGGTTTGATGCAGATAAAGTTAGATTTCGTAAAGGTAGACCTGAAAGAATAGGTGGTTGGCAAAAACAAAGCACAGATAGTTTTATAGGTACTTGTAGAAAAATTTATCCATATAAAGTATCTGATGGTACTGATTATATAACTTTAGGCACTCATCAAAAATTTTATGTATTACAAGGCAATGTTTATTACGATGTAACACCTATTAGAAGTACAACATCTGCAGGAGATGTAACATTTGCAGCAACAGATGGAAGTACAACTATTACAGCTACAGATACTTCTCATGGTGCAGTAGAAGGAGATTTTGTTACATTTAGTAATGCTGCTAGTTTAGGTGGTAATATTACTGCTGCAGTTTTAAATCAAGAGTATCAAATAGATAGTGTTCCAACTGCTAACACATTTACTTTTACAGCTACTGCAACTGCTAATTCAAGTGATGAAAGTGGTAATGGTGGTAGTTCTACAGTTGGTACATATCAATTAAATTCTGGATTAGATGTTTATGTTAAATCTACTGGCTGGGGTTCAGGTACATGGGGTGCTGGAAGTTGGGGTGCTGCTACTGATTTATCTTTTACTAATCAATTAAGATTATGGTCAATAGATAATTTTGGTGATGATACAGTATTAAATCCAAGAGCTGGTGGTATTTTTTATTGGGATGAATCTTCTGGTTTAACAACAAGAGCAGTTAATATTTCTACTTTAGCTGGTGCTAGTGATGTACCAACAGCAGTATTACAAACAATGATTTCTGATGTTGATAAACACGCAATAGCTTTTGGTTGTAATCCAATAGGTTCTTCTGCTATTGACCCTTTATTAGTAAGATTTTCAGATACAGAAAGTATTACAGATTGGACACCAACTGCAATAAATCAAGCAGGTGGAGTTCAACTATCTATGGGTTCAACCATTATAGGTGCATTAAGAACAAGACAAGAAATACTTATTTGGACAGACGCAGGTATAATTTCTATGAGATTTGTAGGTGCACCATTTGTATTTTCATTTAATGAAGTAGCTCATGGACCATCTTTAATTGGACCTAATGCAGCAGTAAATGCTAATAATAGTGTTTATTTTATGGATAATGGTGGATTTTATATTTATTCAGGTTCTGCACAAAGACTACCTTGTACTGTATTAGATTATGTTTTAAGTGATTTAAATCAAGGACAGGCACATAAAGTATTTGGTGCAGTCAATGATAGTGCTAATGAAATTATGTGGTTTTATCCTTCAGGTACAAATACAGAAATAGATAAATATGTTATGTATAACTATTTAGAACAAGTATGGTCTATTGGTACAACATCAGATAATTTTGTAAGAACTGCTTGGGATGAAGCATTAATACTAAATAATCCTATAGCTGCTAGTAAAAATAGCAGTACAGTAAATACTAATTATCTTTATGCACATGAAATAGGACATGGAGATGATGGTAGTAACTTTACAGCATATATAGAATCAAGTGATTTTGACTTAGACCCTGATGGCGAAAAGTTTATAGCAGTAAATAAAATAATACCTGATATACAATTTAGAGACCAACAATCTACATCTGATGATGTAACTATAACAATAAAAGGTAGAAATTATCCATTAGAAGATTTATCTACTTTATCTACTGTATCAGTTACACCAGCTTCTACATTTACTAATACAAGAGCTAGAAGCAGACAATGTGCTATTAGAGTATCTAATTCATCAAATGATTATGGTTGGAGACTTGGTGATTTAAGATTAGATATAAGACCAGATGGTAAAAGATAATGGCAAATCCTAAATCAATAGCATTACCTTTAGCACAACAAGAATATAGTTCCGCAGATGAGGCAGTTACAAGAAGAATACTAGAACAAGCAATACAAGATTTAGCTATAGAAGTAGATAAATTACAAAGATTACAAAGTGTTGTAGTTAGTAAAGGTTTAAAAAGACATCAATTTTTATTAATGGGAATGAAGCATGGCTGATAATTTAAAAGTATTAGGTCAAGTTGACCCTGCAGCAACAACAACAACTACACTTTATACTGTGCCTAATATGACACAAACAACAGTTAGTTCTATAGTTGCAGCAAACAGAACAGGGTCTGCAATAACATTTAGATTAAGTGTTCATGTAGCTGGTGCAGGTGCAGATGATAAACAATATCTTTATTATGATAAATCAGTAGCAGCAAATGATTCATTATCAATAGTTTTAGGTATAACATTAAATCAGACAGATGTCGTAAAAGTTTATACAAGTGCAGTAGATATGAGTTTCAATATGTTTGGTTGCGAAACCAAAGAGGAAGATAGATAAATATGGATATAAAACAACAAACCAAAAATGTAGCAGCACAAGGTCGTTTTGGCGATTCTATGTTACTTCATGTAAATCCTGCAGAAGTTAAAGGATTAGCATCTGCTATGCCTATAACAATAAATCCAGATACAGGACAACCAGAAGCTCTTCTACCTTTCTTAGCACCTATGTTAGGTAGTTTAATAGCACCAACAATTTTAGCTGGAACAGGATTATCAGCAGCAGCTATGGCAGGTATAGGAGCAGGTTTAGCTACATATGTACAAACAGGTGGTTCTGGCAGTAAAGCATTAATATCAGGTCTTACAGCAGGATTAGGAACAAAAGCTTTAAGTGGTGGTGCAGAAGCTGCAAAAGGTGTAGATGCAGCAACACAGGCAGGAATAGATGCAGCAGCATTACCTGGAGCAACAGATTTATCAGTACAAGCAGCAGGACAAACAGCAAGTGATGCTGCAATAAAAGCTGCACAAGAAAGTTCTAAGCTTGGGTTTAATACTGCAGGTAAATTTAGAGGATTTACTCCTGGTGAATCATTTAAAACTATGTTTGGTAACAGAGGTCTTGATGCAGGTATGCAATCATTAGCAGGAGCAGCAATGAAACCAACTGGTATGTTAGCAGCAACTACAGCAGGTACTGGAGCTGTAATGCAATCACAAGAAGAGTTTGAAAGACAAATGACTGAACTTGCATTAGAAGAAGAAGAGCGTAAAAAAAGAATGTATGAAATGTACCCTGAACAAATACCAGTAGCTAGTGGTGGTAAAACAGGTTATCAAAGAGGTGGTATGTCTTTTTATCCAACCTTTGACCCAATGATGAACATGAATTTTAATCCAGTACAAAATATAAATCCAACCACTACTAGACAAACTAGACAAATTAATCCTGGATTTATGGCAGGTNTTTCTCCTGAATACAGATACTTTCGAGGTGATGACCCAAAAAGATATTTAACAAGATATGCTGGAAATATAGAAGATAGTAGTAATCCACAAACTTATGGATTTCAACCACCAGTACAACCATTATCTCCTCGTCAATTTATTAACGAAGGTAGATATATGCCTCCTCCAAGATTTGGTGGATATGGCAATCCTTTTATGCAAGCACCAAGTTATAGAAGTTTTTATGGTAATCCACAAATGGGCGGCATGATTAATCCTTATGCAAGATTTACACAACAACCTATACAACCATACTTTGCACCACCTCCAATTTATACACCACCACCACCTCCACCACCACCTAAAGATGATTTACCACCACCAGATATTCCACCACCTGATGATAATATAGGTCGTAAAGGTACAACTAGAAATATAATACCTACAAGTTCACAAGATGAATTTGTTACTAAAGGACCTGTAAGAGGAGGTATGAATCGTGAAAATCCAGTACCTATAACTACACCACCTCCTACAATAACAATACCTATTGAAGGTGGAGCAGATGTAAAAATACCTGATTTTAGTAAAATAAATACTCCAATAACTCCTCCTATGATTACAGGTTTAGAGAATAGAGATACTATGCGTGATGAAATGTCTATAGATAGAGTAGCACCTACAGATGATATGGCTAGATTACCTGGACTACCATTACAAGCAAACCCAGCACCAATTACAACACCTCCTCCAACTCTTCCAACTCCAGCAGCACCAGCTAATACNCCTATGCAAAAACCTATGTCTATTGGTGGACCAGGTGGTTCTAAAAATGATATGTTTAGATTTGTTAAACCAACAGCTATGTTTGCAGAAGGTAAAGATACTGATAAAGAATTACCTAATGAAGGATTAAAAGCTTTAGCTAAAACAGAAAAAGGTAAAAAAGTTGTAGAAGCAATGGGTTATCAAGAAGGTGGACCAACAGATATGATGCAAGACCCAATAACACAAGAAGTTATACAGTTTATTCTTGGTGAAACAGATAATAATGAAATTATAAATGAGTTTATTATTAAGTATGGTCAAGAACAACTTATGATGTTAAGAGATATGATATTAAAACAAGCTGCAGGTAATCCAGATGTGCAAACAGAAGGATTAATAGAAGGTGTTGGTAATAGTGGCATGGCAGATGATTTACCTATGAATATAGGCAGTAAACCTATAGCTGCTGTATCACAAGATGAATATATTATTCCAGCAGATGTTGTATCTATGTTAGGCGATGGTAGTTCTGATGCAGGTTCTAAACAACTAGATGGTATGTTAGATAGAGTTAGAATGGCTAAGACTGGTGGCAAAACACAGGCTCCACCACTAAATCCAAATAAGGTATTACCAGCATGAATCAAGTAGCAGAAAAAATAGAACTAGAAACAGAACATGATTTTGAAATATCACTTGTGCCAGATGATAGATTAACTTTAGTTTGGGAACAATGTGAAAAACATTTACAAAAATCTTGTAATCGTTCTAATGGTAGAGCTTTACCTAAAGATATATTTTATGACTGTTTAAATAAACAAGCTTCTTTATGGATTATATTTGATAAAGAAACATTAGATATATTTGGATGTTCTATAACAAAGATAGTTGAATATCCAACTGGTAAAAGAATGTTAAATATAGACCATATTGGCGGTAAAAAAATGGATGAATGGATTAATAGAGGTCTTGAAGTTATAAACAAATGGGCTAAAAGTAATGAATGTGTAGGCATAGAAGGTATTGGTAGAGCAGGTTTTTGGAATTGGATTAAAGATAGACAAGGATGGGAAAAAACAGCAATCTTTTTTGAATATGAATTTAAGGAGAATGAATAATGGGTGGAAGAAGTAAAAGCTCACCAGCACCAACAGAAACAAGAGTAACTCAAACAGATTTACCAGAATATGTACAACCATATTTTGAACGACTCCTAAAAAGAGGAGAAGCTGAATCTAATCAACCATATACTCCATATGAGGGTGAAAGAATAGCTTATTTTTCTCCTGATGAATTAGCTAGTCAAGGTATGACAAGAGGTTATGCACAAGCAGGAACTCCACCAGAATATCAACTAGCTTCACAAAGAGCTGCTATGTTAGGTGGACCATATGGTTCTGGTTA